TCAGCCGAAGCATCGCCCAGAGTGGTGTTGCCTGTAGAAGACAACGTAGTGAATGCGCCAGCAGCAGCCGTAGAACCACCGATAGCTGTGCCGTCAATCGTGCCGCCGTTAATGTCGGTAGTGGTTAGCACAGACGAGGCCAGCGTCACAACCCCAGTGGAGTTCGCAATAGAACCAGCCGCCGTGCCGTCAAGAGCTTTTAGGTTAGTCACTTCAAGGTTGGTCGTGTCAACAGTCGTAAAGTTTCCAATCCCGTTTTGATTGGCCACCTTTACAAAGTCAGAACCGTTCCACGCACAAACAGCAGATTCGCCCTTGACAATAGTCACACCTGTGGTCGGCCCCGCACCGCGAAGAACAATAGACTGCGTGCCACCAGAAGCATTGATAACGATATACGCCTTAGACCGCGCTGGAGCAGTAATGTTTCTTGTAGTAGTGCCCGTGGCGGGGTTCCAAAGAATAACCGCCTGCCGTGTCTCATTAGCAGCCCCATCCGTGTCAGATAAGGTAATGTCCGCGTCAGCAGTGATGCTTGTCGTCCCCGCTACCGCAGAGTCAAGCAACGCTGTTATTTCGTCGTTTACCGTTGCACCCCATGTACCCGATAACTCGCCCGTAACCGGAAGAGCCAGCCCCAATAATGATGTATATGCTGTTGCCATTTTTTACCTCAAGTTACAACTTCTTCCCAATTTGGGTTTTGCTCATCGGCAATCAGTGACCAGCCGGGAGTCTGCGGGTTGCTGATATTTTGCCAGTTTGCGGTCTGCGTGTCATCTATATTTGACCAGTCAGCCGTTTGTATGTTAGAGATTGTGCCCCAATCCGGAGTCTGGCTGTCATCAATGACCTGCCAATAGACCGCAATCAGAGTTCCAACATATCCTTGCGCCTGATTTCCTGTCAGGGCAAATGTTCTTTCTCCAACTTCCACCGATCCAACAGCCCCAGTGGAAACGTTACCAGTGAGGGAAACATCTTTGCTGTGGGTGACCGTACCTACTGCACCAGCGGCAGAGGCACCTGTCAAAGCAACTGTGCGAGCATTCCCTACATCCCCGGCAAAACCATAGGCTACCTCACCATCTTCCCCTTCGGACGTACTGGGAGCCATCACCCCAACTGCACCACTAGCTGACACCCCGGCAAGAGCCAATGATCTTTCTGCAACCGTTACCGTTCCAACTAATCCCGCTGCCGATACACCAAACAGCGCAATTGTTGTGTTGGGAGTCGCTATCCCAGCATCGCCAGAAGCCGCAACGCCTGTAATTGCAAACGATCTTTCCGCAACGGTAACTGTCCCGACCCCACCCGATGCCGCAGTCCCAGTCAGAGCAACTACAAGGGAACTCCCCACACTGCCCACGTTTCCGTAAGCAATATTGCCGTCTTCAGTTGGGCTGTTTGTCTCAACAACATCACCAACATTTGCTGAGGCCAGAACCCCACTGAGAGCAACAGTCAGGCTAGGCGTGACCGTTCCTACGGCTCCTGTTGCTTCATCCCCCGTTGCATCAAGAGTGCCGCCCCAGCCGTTACTGCCCCACGCGCCGTCACCCCAGCCGAGAGACATGGACTACCTCTTTAAGTAGTTGCCAAGCGCAGCAAGGCAGTTGACGTAGTGTTTGCAGGCATGGTCAAAGTAAAAGTACCCGCAGTAATGGTCTGTGAACCAAAAGTGTGGACGCTGACAGCCTTGTCGCTCTGTGTTGAGTTGTAGATCAACACTGCATCAAACGCCGTGGTCAAAGTTACCGTGGTGTATGTGATTGACGCAGAAGGTGTGACAAAAGCCACCCCCGCCGTTGCCGAAGAGTTTGTTGCCGTAGGAGGGGTTGCCATAGTCACTGCCACACCACCTGCCGAATACCCCGCACCAGATACTTCGCCACTGACTGTGTATGCAGTCGTGGCTGCATTTACGGTGGCCGATGCTAGGTATAACGCTGCCTTGAAAGCGTCTGTAGCGCCTGATGCGCGTATGGGTGCAGTGCCGAAATTGTGTGTTCCGGTCATCAATTCACCCATAAACGAAGTACACATTGATTGCGTGTTTGCCACTTTAGTTCTCCTTTTAACCGATTGAGGCTGTTTCGCCACCAATAAAAATTAGTGGTTTCTTTAAAGTAACATGAGCAGAACGGTGAACAAGCTCGCCCTCTAACCAGTATTCTGTCCACGTGGTTAGTTCATTTTCGGTGTCCACAGTACCCTCTCGCTTTTCCAGCAAAGATTCGTCCATTTCGCCTTTTGTGGTCATTACCAATTTGAGCTCCTTAGATAATTCGTATTACGGCGGTTTCGGGGTTATTTGGAGGTAACTGGATTTGAAAACCTTGATTTGTCATGGTTTGATCTAAGCCAAAGTTAATTACACCAATCGACTTATTTGCTTTTGTGGAATTGTAGATTAACGCCCCACGTGTGGTGAAGTTCGCACCGGGCCACGAAGGATTGTCAAAACTTGCATATCCTGTGCCATCCCCTTGCTGCACTACAACATTCAAAAGTACTTCACCGCCCGCTGTGTACCCTGTTCCCGATACCTCATTGGCAGTAGAGTAAACCGTTGTGTTGGCATCAAGAGTGGCTGCTGATGTGTACAAAGCAATCTTGAGAACGTCCGTGTTAAGGTCGTGTTCCCCCAACAATATCTGTTCTTTAAAGCTTGTGGTAAGTCCGGATGTAATCATCACTGCACCTTCAGTTTGACTTGGCCATCATGATATGCATCTCCGCGCTGCTTACCATCCCCTAAGTTCTTCAAGAGAGCCATTGCTTCTTTATACTTAATATCGTATAGCGCCATCATATCTTGCTCACCCTTCATGAAAGTGTATGCCTCTACCAAAGAGCCATACAAAAGAGCAGAGTCAAAGTTTTCACCCAACCATGAGGTTCCCGCAGTCACAATGGACTCTGGATAGTAGTAGTAATGTAATTCTGCTTTGTACAGCCTGTCTGGTGTTGGACCTAAGATAAACGACAACTCTCCCTCATCAACTGATTGAGGGCCAAAAATGGCATAGTATTTTGGTTCCGCAGTGTCACTAGGGTTAGGATAAGTCTCACGGATAAAATTTACATCTTTATCCTGTAGGAACAGGTAATTGCCTTGAAAAACAACTGTGCCACCAACAGTAGAACTGTTGGCAACTGACAAAGTTATCGTGGTCCCAGCTATTACAGTAACCAGTGCTCCCGTTCCAATTCCAGAACCCGTGACGTATTGCCCAACAGCAATATCTGTAGCACTGCTCACTACGATGGTGAACTGACCCGAAGTGCCCGTGGCAGTTGGAGACGCATATGTATAAATTGCTAAAGAATAAGTGGATAGAAAATCATTGGGCGCAGATAAGTATTTATTCCCTGATGTAATGGTCCCGGTTTGATTGCTTCTCAAATTGGCCAACTGCACCATGTTGTATATACGTTGTTCGGTTTGCTGAACAAAAGTTGCAAGCTCCGTCGCCGTAAACGTGTTTTCGGTGTAGCTTTGTATTGCAGCAGTGAGTTCAGCGTAGGTCATGTGATTAGCGTGGTTACAGGAGACAGCACTGCGGCTGCCACCAGTTGTCTGGAAATAGGCATAGGTTGCATGCCAATGCTTGCAAACGACGAATCCGTCGTTAAACCCACATATATCGTAACAAAAAGACGAGCTTCTGGGCGAGGCTGATTCAGGGCCTGCGCTTCCGTAAGTCCCCGTTTAGGCTCCAATTGCGGATGCTTTGGCTCATAGCATTCATCACAAACCTTGAACCCCTGCCAGTCTTTAACCAGTTCCAGTAACTTAAACTGAAAGCCGCACTGATCACATAGCGCAATTGCAAACTTGCCAGAAGCATAGCCTGCGCCCATGATTAGCTCACCGTAAAAGTTGGAACCAAGAAAACACTAGCCGTATCTCTATCCTCTGCCGCTGCTCTTGCAAATTCTTCTTCATACAGTTGTTTCAAAATCACCATGCGATCAGGCGCTTTTTTAACAGCTAGATGAAAAGCTAATGCAGCCACCAGACACGGTAAAAACCTGAAAACAATGTCTGCGGTATTGACATATGTGCCCGTATTCTCAATCCGACGAATGGCGTAATACACAAACAAATAGGCTTGCGTATCGTCCGGGGAAGGATACAAATACAAGGAAGTGGGAACAGAACGCTGTACATAGAATTGTGCAGGCCTAGACTGCGTGTTCTTGTTTGGCGTGTGTAACCACTCTGCACGGCTGATTCGATCAATAGTTATGTCTTGCTGAGTGCTTTGACCACTATTGGTGCGGATCACCGCAGACAAAACATTCACCGTATCTGTTGGCAATATGTATTCGTGCGTCCCTGCAACCAAGGTTACTTGTCGTTGCTCAATTGTCCAAAGATTAAGCCCGCGATTTGCCCATTCTGCAAAAATAAGATTGAGCGACCGCAACGCGGTTTTCATGTCGTAGCCAGACCTTGCCTCTAAGCCACAACGCTCATAAGCCTCAACAATTAAGTCGTCAAACTGAAGATCAAAGTTGGCTACGCCAGAAGTAGTCATGGATTAATAGATCCTAGCTTTGCTGGAACGAGCAGCACCTGAACCACGCACCGTGACTTCCTCGCCAATCCCGCCTTTAGATGCGCCGCCGGACATTCCTGTCTTAGCCTTCATCATGCCTCCGCCTGCTGCCATCTTGGCCTTCATCATGCCTCCGCCTGCTGCCATCTTGGCCTTCATCATGCCCCCTTTGGCCATTTTTCCCTTACCATCGGCAGCAAAAACCGGAACCATTTTTCCGTCTTTTTTTACCATAGGCAGTGTTTTAGCCGAAGCACCTTTTTTAGCCATGCCGCCACTTTTCATCATCTTAGAATTCATCATTTTTCTTGCTCCTGATACAGGTTGTTAAAAGTTTCTGCCATATCCATGTACGAATCATCTTGCTCCGCACAATGAATCCACTGATTTGGCCTGAAATCAGGCGCTCCTTGTCCCGTTACCCAATAAGCCGGACTGGTTACCCGAACCCGGTTGTTGGGCAGTGCAACAACGTTTCCTGTCCACTTACCCGCATCCGTCAGTATCAAAACATGGCTCTGCTTGTGCTGCGACGGATCTTCAGACACGTCGCTCTGTGCATAGTCTACCGTGAACAAGTATCTGCCGGTGAAAAATTCATTGTTGATTTTGCACAGCCAAGGGGAGGGTTTTGCCCTATCTAAGCTGATAATTGCATGGTTGTACGAGTTGCAGTCCCAAGGTTGTGCCAAGTGGTTCTGCATGCGCTCAGGCCACTCCTCCAAGGGGATGTCCCCTACCAAAGCAGCAAGGGGCATCCGCGCCCACATTGCACCGCCATGCACGTTTTCCCCGTCTTCCGCCTCAAGTCCTGTAAAAATTACCTGAAAACTCAAGCTACGGTCTGGGATGGTTGTAACTGCAACCGCCAAACCATGAAGATACTCACCCTGATACTTCTGGTGCGCGTTCGTAAATTCCCGACGAACCCAACACTTAAAATACGGGATGTTGCTTGTCAGGTACATTACTTCCCCGCCTGAATAAGCTGATCAATCTTTGCCTCAAGACGGTTAAACCGTTGGTCAATGTGGTCCGTAATCCGCTGAACCTCTGCATTTGTTGTGTAGTCCCTAGCAATTTCTTCTCGGGTTTTGTTCAACAAAATGTCAATTCGTTTGAGTTCGTCAAATTTCTCTCGAATGAAAAACCACAATCCGCCGACTGCGGCGGAAAGAACGGCTGACCAGATTGTATTGACTTCCATTTAGCACTCCCATCTTGCCAAGGCTGCTGCCTTACGGGTAGGCTTGCCCTTCTCATCCTTCATAGGACCGGGCATACCCGACATACGGGCACAAAATGATTTCTTACGGGATCCGCCTTGAGGCTGTGGAGCCTTCAAGTTACTGCCTGTGGCCGCGTTGTACTTAGCCCGTCCCTTAGCCGTCAGGCCCGCACCCTTAGAAATTGGCAACTTTTCGCCACGGCCCACCGAGAGTGATGGGCCTTTTTTTCTAAGAGATGCTTTGGCCATTTCAGTACATCTTGCACTTGGTTTTACCGCGAATGGCAGCCCCATCGCCACGGCCCGATGAAACGGAACCG